ATGGATAGAATGATTAACCTTTTGAAAGAATATTATTGATGTACTATCGTTAAAACCGAGATCTATTGCAGTTGATACTGGATATGCTGGATCATAAGGTACAGATCCTATTTGACCGTTATCGTCTAATTCCTGTACAATTTCGCCATAAATAGAACCACTAATATTACCAATAAAAGAACACTCAAATTCTTGGTCGTATTTAGCTTTACCCATAACGGATAGAGCTGCATCCAACTCTTCCTGATCCACAATTTTTGTTTGAGATGCTTTAGCTTTGTATAAAAACCACTTATCATCTGCTTGAGCTTTATTATAGTAATCATAAAATATATTGTTCATTCCTTTTGGTGTTCCACACATAATCATAAAACCTTTACGGTCCGATAATGCTGGTGTTACCACTTCGTCTATTAACGAAGGATTAATTTGAGCTGCCTCATCTATGATGCAACCATCTAAGTATATTCCTCTTATGCTATCTGGATTTTCAGAAGATAGTAAAGAGATCCTAGCACCATTAATAAAATCACAACGCAATTCACTTTCGTTGTATTTAGTACCAGGAATATTTTTTGTGTAATACTTTAGAAAATCAAATGCGATGCTTTTTGCCTGTTTATAAGTTGGTGCAATGTAAGCATATCTTGGATTATGATTTTTATTTGTCATAGCCGCCTTGATCAGATGGTTAAGACAAAGTGTGGTCTTGCCACAACGTCTGTGCAAACACAAAAGTGAATATCTATGTTTATCTAATTCTTTATGAATATAAGCCTGAACATTTCTTGGCTTATACGGAATTTCTATTTTCATTAGTGAACTGTTGGAGCATTCTCTCCAAAGTTAGATCTCATGTGTATTCTTTGAAAAACAAATTCGCAGAAGTCCTCTATATCTTCTTCGTTTTCAAATCCTGAAAAATTTATAATTAGATCATTGTCATAAGCCTTAAAGCTTATTGCCGTTACATTCCGAAACTTGTCTTTGATATATTTAGTCATCTGTTTGTCTGTGTTTTTTCAATCGGTAATTTATGTATAATAGAGCGCGCCACTTTTTTGGGGTATCGGTCCGCAGAAAAAAACGAGTTTACTTCTGTCAGGTAAATCGATTTTGCATGACAGCCTAACGCTCTAGCCTAGAACCATAACAATAATTTAAAACAAAGTACGGATACGGTACTGATAATCCTAGATCTGTACAATATACTTGCAATTTAGAATCATTCGAACCTCATGTCGTGTGCGAGAACTATGTTTGTGTCCTAGCTACCCAACTCTGAAACATTCTTCATCTCATCTTCTGAACTGTTCCAAGTTATCTCAATCTTCTGATCTACTTCGACTTGTTGTTTGTCTCCATAGATTGCAATAAGCTTACTAGCCATCCATCGATAATGAATTAACTTCTCTCTTGTTACTGCAATGCTTTTATTGTCTGCCTTCTCTAGCTCTTCAATCATACGGTCGAGGTACGTTTGCGCTGCTATCCTACGGCAAGTTAATATTCGTTCCGCAAATGCTTTGTCTGTACGGATCCAGTCATAAACTTTAGATAAGCTTGGCGCATCTTTGTTTTGGCAAATGGTAGTGAGTGGAGTACCATTCATTAGCAGCCGTTCTATATCATCAGCTATTGCTGGTGTTAATTCTAGTTTTTTTGTCATTATTCTGTTTTAAATTCAATAAAGCTTTAGCCTTACCTTCAGGAGTTTTTGGTCCTGTACTCCAGCCACCGTGCATTCTGCATCTAATGTTTCCATTCTTCATTAGTATTCCAGAAGCTTTGCAAGGAAGTTTATTTTGTTTATTTATTGTCTGACATTGAAGTCTGTATTTGTGTCTTGCAGCCATAAACGGTTTTAGGATTTAAAAAAAAAGAGAAAAAAAATTTATACTTTCCAAATCCGTTCCAGAACGGTTTTAATAAAAAGCTATCGGAGCAGATTCTACAACACCTGGATAGATAAACAATTAATATGTTTTAATTTTATTTATAGGAGAGATATTTTTTTTAAAAAGATTTTAAGAATATCAAATTAAGTACAACAATCTGTTAAGTTTGCAATACTTTTTATTGTTTTTTTTTATTTTTTTACACAACTTACTTAGGACTTTCTCATATCTATTTTTTATCTGATGCCTTGTAAAACCAAAGTGTTTAGCAACTTCTGTCCATTTAAATCTTTGTGATCGCATCCAAATTATTTGTCTATCAAGAATAGGATCTTCTGATATGTCATGCTCAATACTTGTTAAGCATTCAATCGCAAACTCCCACCTAGTTATTTGTTTTGGTGTTGCTCTTAATTTTAATAACTTACGTTCGTAGTAAGCCCAGTCTCCTTGCATATATGTTGTCTCCAACAAATTATACATTGATGCAGCTCTAGGCGGTTTTGGACCAGATAAAAATCTCTCTGTCCTGGCCGCTTCGTTAAGCAAGTTAATAACATTTGTTAAAGCTAAGACTTCTTGTCTAAGCAAGATTTCAACTGTCATAGTTTCCGTTTTGATAAGTATAAATATTTTGTTTCACTTTGTTGAAACCTTTATTGGAATAGTTCTTTGTGAACCTGATGCTCTCCAGGAAAGCTTTGTATCTTGGCATCTCAAAGTATGTAAAATTATTATGAGTGATGAGCGGTTTGTAATCAATGTTAAGCAGCGCCAGGCGTTGCAGAGCTTCCTTAATCTTAGGCAACGGAACTGTCATGTGATCTGCGCAATCAACCATCCTAACGTACGGTGTTAATCTTTTAAGATCATAGTTCTTGCAAAGATAAGAATATAATTTGAAATCAAAATCTGACATTTTAAGATCAAATATTTTAGGATCACTTATGTAGAATTGGCGCAAATGCTTTCCTCCTGTTGGCTCTCTGATCTTCTTTTAATTTTTTTTTAAATAATTCTTTGTTTGGACAATCTGGATAATGTTTAACTTGCTGATACTCCAGGAACTGTAGCCAATGATCAGGATCTAATAATTTAGGCTCTGAGTTAAAGCCGTCTTTGTAATCTGGAGCTATCTTCTTGACGTGAACATGGATCATCATATCTCCGACAAGCTGATACCAAACGATATATGCTGGTATTCCAGCCATTTCGGCTAGTTTTTTGGTTACTTTATGCTTCTTATTCCAGCCTTGACCGTTATTAAATACAGTTTCAGCTAAAAAAAGCGGCTTAGAACAAGCATTACAAGTCGAAACCTGGTCAATATCGCTAAAACCAAGCAGATTGTGTTGCTGGCGGTGCCAGTTGCTATATCCAGAGAACTTAACTCCTTTAAAATAGACCTTTTTAACCATAAAAGCGTGATTAAACGAGTAAAATAGATAATCAAGAAAAAAGTATCAAATTTAAATAAAAAGGTTGCATAACTGATACTTTTATATAAAAGCCTATATGTATGAGTTTGAAAGATAATTTAAAAGATTATTTAACTAAAAATAAGATTACACAAAGACAGTTAGTATCAAGCTGGACTGCAGAAAGAACTCTTCCAACAATAGAATTAAAATTAGTAGATGGTTCAATTCAAGCAACAATAAATTTTGATTATTGGTTTAAAAAAAAATCTGACAAGCCTGGTGTTGGAGAGTTTGATAAATTTACAAGAGTTATATCAGGCGAAGCAGATGAAGTTAGAAGAGTTGCTGCCAAAGAAGCAGCAAGAATTAGTCCAGCATTAGCTACAAAGTTTAATGATGAATATCACAGAACTTTAATGCAAACTTTAAACAAGCCATCAAAAAATAAAAGTGTTTTAAATTTAGGTTTATATAAAAAAAATGAATACGGAATTTACGATGTGGAAAGTCCAGCAAGTTTGTTAGATGCAAAAATAAAACAAAGCGATATGTCTTTAAAGGATCTTGAAGTTCTTTCAGGCGTAGATAAATCAACTTTATTTAGACACTTAAAAGGAACTTTTGATATTTCTAGAGATGCAGCAATTAAATATGCTAAAGCTTTAGGATGTGATCCAGCAGAAATTTTATTTAACGACTTATCTGTTCCAATCTGGGGTTCAGTAGATACACAATCAAGCTCATTAGTAAAAAGAGTTTTAATTGATCATCATGAAATTACTGCAAATGAAAATTTAGGTATAATTAAATGTCCAAGAGAAATTTACAGACCTGATGTTAAAGCTATAAGAATTGATAGTCCAAATTCACACTTACATAATTTAGTTGCTTTTTATTATAACTCAAATGAAGTTAATGAATTTGAAGATCAAATAGTTGTACTAGGTGCTAACATAAAAGATAGATCAGATGGAGCGCCAAGACCTAGATATTATATTGGAGTTTACAAAAAAAATCACAATGGCAAAACTGTTGATCTACACATATTAGATCCAGAAGTAATACAAGCTGAA